GGAACTCGTTCTCAGCCTCTGAGAGCGATTCCTGAAGCAGACTCTTTTGCGCTCCGGTGCGAGCTTTCTCGACCGCGTTGCGAGCGGTGTTCACCGCATCCGCCTCATTGGCCAATCTCTCGATGGATGCCGGATCCATGTTGCTCATGGTCGAAGCAACGCGGCGAACGATGTCTGGATACGTCTCAGCGGGCATCCCGGAGACCCCAACCACTGCACGAGTGATTGCCTCGGCCTGCTGATTGAGTCGCTCCTTGAGTGCTTGGCTTCCGGTCTGAGCAGCAACACGGGATTCGAGACCAGCCAGCTCGGGGAATGCTTGGCCTACAGTGGCCTCCACTCCGGGTCCGATTCGCTCGATGTCTTCAGCCCTTGAAACGCCTCTTGAGAAGAACCTTCCAAGGTTTCTTCCAAATCCTCCTACGGATTCCGCAATGGCGGGTCCAAGTGCTGACACGCCAGCTTCGTATGCACCGGATTTGAATCCCTCAACCTTTCCTTCTGCTGCCCCTCCAAGCAGACCAGTCAAAGCGGATGTTCCAATCGTTTTTGCTGGAGCGCCTTTGAACATCGGCGCTGCACCGCGAACGGTCGCTCCAATAACCTGACCAGGACGATATTCCTGTCCTTCAGCGAGTTTCTCGACGGTCTGGGCTCCTGCTTCGCCAGCGCCAGCAGCTCCTCCTCCGATGAGCGCGGCGCGACCCAGTGCGGCGATACCTGCGGCGGGACCGGTGGCGAAACCGGCTGCGAGAGGAATCCCGTACCGAAGACCAGTAGCAGTGGCCTGGGGGCTGATTGGACCGGCAGCCATGCCACCACTACGAGCTTCGGCCATCATACGAAGACGTTCCTGTCTGGCTTGCGACTCATCAACGGTATCGCGCCCGACAAGTTCGGCCTCAAGTGCTGCGAGTTCAGCTTCTTCTGCGGCGGTAAGTTGAGCCATAGGATGATTTTATTGAGCGTTCTTCTTGGCGCGGAGTTCTCGAAGACGAGCCTCCTTGTCAGGAGTAAGCCCCTGTTTCTTCCCTCCGAAGTTGAATCCTTCCCGAGCCTTCATCCAAGCGTCACGAGCCTCTTTGGTACGCTTCTCAAGAGCTTGAGGGACTTGGATCCCAAAGTCCTTGAAGTCTTCCTGCACAACATCCCGGGTCAACACCCCATCCAAGAATGTGATCATTCTAGGAAGGAAGTTCGCTGAATTGGGGTCACCAAACTGAGAACGTGCTGAAACCAACTCGTTTCCAGTTAGAGAAGCGCCAAACAGGTCTTTCCGAGTACCAGCAACGACTTGCTCGAACTGCTGAACAATATCGTTGAGCAAAGCGACCTTTGGATCCTCTGTGCCGTACTTGTTGGTAACTCCGCGAAGCCAGCTAGTGAACCCATTGAAGTTATCCTGCGAAACCTTGGACAGATCCTCGCTCTTGGCCAACTCGGAGATGTTTCCAACCAGTGTCTGAGCCTTGGAAAGCAGCCCGGAATACTTGGTGAGCTGTTCACGCTCTTTGGGGGTTGCGACACTCGTGACACCGGCAATCTGGCGATTGCGAGCATCCTTCTGGGCATCAGTCGGTAGCGCGTAGAACATCTCCTGCAACTTGGCCTGATCGGGAGCTTCTTTGGCAGCTTCCTGCATGAATCCGCGAACAGCGTTTTGTTCAGCTTGCTCTCGTTCACGAAACGCAAATGTACGCTTGCTTTCAGCGTATTGACGACCAACGATGTCAGATTCAGCAATGAGCTGCTCTGGTGTCATCTTGGTCAGATCCATGGTGGGCTTGTAGAATCCACGCTGCTCAAACGTCTGAAGTTCTCCCATGGCTCGCTTTCCAGCCTCTTCAGTAGGAATACGCGACTGGGTTCGCATGCGAGTGACATCGACCAGACCCCTGAGTTGGCCAGCACTTGCACCTTCGGGAACTGGAACTCCAAACGCGCTAAGTTGGGCAGCAAGCTCAGGCTTCTCAAGCTCCTCCTTCTGACGAAGTTCAGCAGCGCGTTTAGCTGCTTCAGCCTGCGACTCCGTGGCGGCGATTTGGAACGCAGGGTCAGCTTGAGACTGGAACGGCCCCATGGTCTGTCCGTACCCGAACACACGGCCTTCTCCAGCAGCAATCTCCTTGCGGATCTTCTTTCGGTTGAAGTCGGCCATCCTCTGCTCAAACGTGTCACCTTCGAGTTGGCCCACTCCTGACTGAAGCGCGTTGATCATCAACTGACGCTCCATTGCCCGCTGCTCATCCCGCTTCTGAAGTTCCTCTTGAAGCAGCGCCTGACGAGCCCTGTTCCGCTCACGGATCTGCTCGTTGGTCCCAGTGAACTCGCCAGCGAGACCGCCGGTGAGCATGGTCAGGCCCTTGAGAAACGGGTTGATCCGCCGTGAAGCGGCGGCTTCGAGATCAACCGAGTAGTTTTGCGGTGTAGCCATAGATCGTTAGCTGAGTTCGTTGAGGATGGACCGACGGGCCATGCGCCCGCCCATGCTCCGCATCGCCGCTGCGAGGATCTCCTCGGGATCGTAGTTGATGTCGCGGAAGCTCCTGAGCAGGGCCTCCGGAGCGCGGCGGGTATCGGTGGGAACGGTGGGAAGTTCGGGCAATGGGGTGACCGCAGGCATTGGCCTACTGATCACCGATGTCCGAGGCAGCGTGATCGGGGTGCGAGTCGGCGCTGGCTCCAGAAACTCGAACGTGGGGAACGTAGGTGGCGTGATCGTCACCTTGTCCTCGTAAACGGGAGCTGGCGTCACCGGGGTGGTGGTGACGGCTTCGGTCGGCAAGGTGATCGTGGGACGCGGCGTCTCGGGCTCTGGGACAACAGGCGAGACTCCACCAGGATAGACTACCGCTCCCTCATCCGTTTTGTATGGGGGCTGCGGAGTGGTTGCGTAATCCCAATCACCCTTTTCGTAATTCCACCTATCACCAGTATTGTTGATGATCTCATCGCCATAGTTGGTTCCCGGCATTCCCGGGATCTCTGTTCCAACATTCGACTGTCCGGTCGGGATGTCGATGCGTGATACGGGGGTTGTCGCAGCCATGGGGGTTCTGGCCGGAGCGGTGTTCATCGGCACCCCGAGATTGGGCATCTGGAGTGTGACGGGAGGTTGGAGATCCTCTACTGGGCCGAAAGGGAACACATTCCTGACCGCTGGCGGTGCGGCCATTGCCGGTCGGCGGGGTGGCGCAGGAGGCTGAGACAGATCGACTGGTCCGAGCGTTGACGGCTCGTTAACCATGATCCACTGATCGGTCAACCAATCATAGACGTTGCCGGCATTGTCCTCGAAGAACTCTCCGGGTTTGACGCCAGGAAGTCCGAACGGCTCAAGATCTTGTCCGAGCTTAGCGCCGAAGAGATTCCCTTCCGGTCTGAGTGCCGGATAGATGTATTCTGGCGGCACTTCGCCGACCATTTCAAATGAGTCGGATGCTTCTGCCATAGATCAACCTCCTAGATTGAAACCATTTTTGCCATAAGCAGATCCAAGATTTGCGATGCCTCCGGTGAGTCCTTGGAATATGGCCAACGGAGATCCTGTCTGCGAAGCCTGGAACGCATTCTGGGCGTTCTGTAGAGCGAAGCTGGATCCCAACTGCATGAGCTGACCCGGACCCGCCTGCTGCATTCCCTGCATGAGCTGCGGAGCAGCGAACGGAGAAGCGCCCTGCTGGAGACCACCGAGCTGGGCGGCTTGAGAGACGATCGGTTGGAGTCCCAGGGCGGACTGGATGTTGGCGATGTTCTGCTGGCGACCGGCCTGCTGCTGCTGCTGCTGAGCCATCTGACCCGCGAAGGTCTGCTGCGCCGCCGTGTTTCGCTGGCCGGTGGCAGCGAGGATGTTCTGGAACGCCTCCTGAGCCTGTCGATTGGCGACATCGCTCGTGGTCTGACCGCTCTGGAGTAGGCCAAGAGCTTGCTGACGGCGTTGGATATCTGCGTTGGCGATCGCCTCATTGACAGCGCGGGCTTCGCGGAACGCGGATAGGTTTCCGAGGATGTTGCCGGTGGCGGTTCCACGGGCGCGGGCGGCCTGCTCGGCAGCGCGGATCATCGCAGGATCGAGCGTCCCGGCTTGGGCGAGACCGGATGCGATCTGGCGCTCGAGATCGCTTCGCATCTGGGCGGCGGAGCCGATATCACGCGGAGCGGTCGGGGTGGCAACGCGCTCGTAGGTGGGGGCGGCGGGAGCGGTTTCCGAAATGGGGGTCTGGCCCACATCCCTGAGAAACTTGGAATACAGCCCCGGTTGAGTGGCATCTCCGTACCGCTCAGGATCAAGAGCTTGAAGCTCAGCTCGGCGCTGTTGGGCGAACCGGGTGCCATACTCCTCAGCGGCTTTGAGCTGGGCAGCGGCCTGTTCAGGGGCAAGGGCTGCAAGGGCGCGAGCGGTCTCCCGGGTGAGATCGATGTCTCCCCTTCCGGTGAAATCTACCGTCCGCTCACCAACAATTTTTCCGGAAGCGTCATAGACTGGATATGTAGCTTCGGTTCCGAGCCTCGAAGCCGTTTCAATGGCTCTGAGGATGGGAAAAGTCTGTGCCTGTGCATAGACCGCTTCCCGGTTTGCCGCCGCCAAGTCTGGTGCCCTGTATGTTCCACCCATATCAAATCCTGTTCATCAGAAGTGTGTGATACCGCTGAAAATCGTACAAACGGGAAACGCCTTTCCGCACCCCTCCCAGCTTGGTGACCTGCGGCGGGCACATGTTCTTCATGGCCAACCACAGAGTTTGCACCGCCAACGGCTTGGTTGTCGCCACCATCTCGATCCATGCGATGTGGCCGTCGGGGTAATTGGCGTAGATGTCTTCGGCCTGTTCCGCAGAGTGCAGGAACCGAACGGCTCCTACTCCACAGCATTCGCCATTCTCATCCTGAACGATCCCGATTTGCTTCTTGGCGTTGAAGATTCCGATCCAGTTGAGGATCTGGTCATTGTTCCACGTGGAACAAGTGGGCCACTTCTCCTTCAGCAGCTTGGCAGCGGCGATGATGGTGGGATGCGGCGTCATTGCTGCGGACGAACGGAATCAACGAATCCGGACAGGATCGTGGATTGCAGGGACAGTCTCCCTCCTGTGGTTTCCACCTTGAATTGCAGGGTGTTCCAACGCCCTTGACTGATGAGGTTGTAGGCTTTGAGGAACTTCTGGGAGTTGGTGATCGAGAGGGCGGAATCCAGAGTGGAGAATGTCCCGCTCATGTTCTTGGCCAGCGAGATCGAGGCGGTCGTGTTTGAGGTCGTGTACGGGTTGTCGAAGGCGAACTGGATGCTGTAGCCGATCTTGTCCGGGATGGGCTCGCCTAGGTTGTACGCCTTCGTGATGACCGTGGATGCGTAGTTGGATCCGCCGTCGAGGTAAGCCGATGCCGCAATCGGGTTGGTTCGGCTCCCGGGCAGGTAGTCGTTGAACGACCATACCTGGCCTGCGCCAGCCGCGACCGAGACGATGTCGCCGGCGAACATGAGAACTGGGCCGAGTGTCGAGAACGAGGTGGGAATGAAGTCGTTGACGATCCAGTTGTCCCAGTAGCCGAGCCAGGAGCGGGCCAGCGAGTGGTACACGATGACGGCGTTGTTCTCGTTGAGGGCTCCTTCGAGGGCGATCTGGACAGAGTTCTCGGTGAGCAGGGCGAACTCGGTTTCCGTTCCGAGGATGTATGGCTGATCTGTTACGAGCGGAACCGCCAGCATGTAGCGGTTGTTCCAGAAGACGCCGTCGCAGAGGTCCAGCTTGGTCTTGTTGATCCTGCTGATGAGATCGTTGATTGGGCTGGAGAGTGCGAGACCGATGCTGGTCTGGGTGCCCGCTTGGATCTGCTGGAGGGAGCGGACGCCATCACGGGCGAGGAAGAAGACATCGGGGCCGACGGCTGCGATCGACCGGTGCGACGAGCAACCGATGTTGCCGCTGATGAGGCTGATGGACCAGTCTGCTGGATCCTGTGTGGGATCGGCATCGACGGCCCAGATGGAGCGTTCCTTGAAGACGACGAGTCGGTAGCCGAACCAAGAGTAGAGACCCCTGATTGGATCGCCGTCGCCACCGACCCGGATGGATCCGAGTGGATCCCATGATTCGCCGTCGAGGATGTCCGAGAAGTAGAGGGTGTCTGGCGGGTTTGCGGTATCTGCTGAAGCGCACCAGAGCCTGTTGGTGTGGCTGACGAGGTAGAGCGGCTTGGCGGGAGGCGCGAGCGAGACGTAGGCGACTGCGTGGGCACCGCCGCCACCGCTGATGTTGACGGTAGGAGCCGTGACATACCCGCTGCCAGGATTGGTGATGGTGATTGCTACGAGGTTGCCGTCATTGGCGACGATGGCCTCGGCGGTTGCGGTCGTCCCGCTTGGTGGAGCGGCGATGGTGACAGCAGGGATACCCGAGAGGTTGCTGCCTTGGTTGATGACATCGATGCGGCTGATTTTGCCGGCTGTGACCGATGAGTAGGCGTTTGCTGAAGTGATGTATCTGAGCGACCCGACTCCGTCTGAGTAGAACAGCTTGTCGTTGATCTGCGCGAAGTAGACGTAGGTTGCCGACGAGGACAACGTGGATCCCGAAATGAGGTTGTAGGATGCCGCTGGAGACCCGTAGTAGAGGCTCTTGGTCAACGTGTCATTGACCGCGATGACGAGTCTTTCGGATGCCGCTGTGTCGAAGTAGAATCCGGAGAAGACTGTGGCGTTGGTCGGAAGGTTTGATCCGAAGTAGGAGACGACCGACTCCCAGTTGTCCACGATGTTCTCCCAGTTGCCGGACACGGCGTTGCCTGCGAGCGAAACGGTCCCGACGCGAGTGACGAGGTTTCCGAAGTCGTCGTAGTCCATGTTGATGGCCGACTCCATGCTGGTTGCAGGGATGCCATCTGGACGAGTGGCGGAGATGACGCCTGTGGAGAATGCGGTGCTTCCATCCAGAAGCATCTGGTCATCGAGTGCGTCTGAGGACTGGAAGGGCATCAGAGGATGTCTTGGAAGGTGTAGTCGTAGAGGCTGTCGGGGATGATGCGGCTGATCTGCTGCTGTTGACCGCGCTCCATGTCCTTCATGATGGAGACCTGAGCAGCGCCCTCTTGGTATTTGGCCTGCGCCTTGCCGTACTGGCGCGAGTATTCGAGGAGATCGCCTTCGGTGTAGGCCATGAGGGCGTTCTCGACTCCGCGCAGCTCGAAGTCGCTGTCGTTGGAGATGGCGGTTGC